ACGAAACAGACCAATAACCAAAGGAGTTTGGATATGAACATTTCAATACACGAAAGCTTATTAGCAACATGGTGTGAACAAGAACAGCGTGATGAATCAGTTAAGCAAGTAGCTGACTTATTAAGTCGTGGCGGTTTAATTAAATTCCGTGATGGCAGATTTAGCAGCGAATATTCACGCGAAAACATCACTGAGAAGTTATGGGATAAAAACCCTAAGCAAATGGATATTGCCATGGCTATGTTAGCGACTTCTGATGTTAACAATGGCTACATCAAGCAGCGTTTTAATGAGTGTGCAAAAGAAGTGGCTGATCTTGTTGTAGATGAATTAATCGCATACGCAGAAGACGAGCACTTAGATGACGTATTTGTATGGGAGGCGGCTTAATGAATATCCAAATCAACAAAGACTTAACCGCTTTACAGCTTCGCACTGTTGGTATTCGTTTAGGTGTTAAGCAAGGCGTTATCTATCTGATAGCGCCAGCCAATGACAGCACGTTTTCTAATGATGCTGCATAAAGCTAAAAGCGCTCTACTCGCTTCGTTATTGATAGCGATGATAGCAGCGGCAGAAATGATTTTAATTCACTGGGGTTAGTGATGAGCAACGAAAAGAAAACCGAGCCACCAAAACCAGTATTTAAGCCAAAAGAACAAGAAGCATTTGATCGTATTTTTGGCACCAAGGAGAAGAAGAAATGAGTACACAGTTATCAGTTAGAGAGCAAAACGTAATGGGTGCTTTTGAGCTTGAGAACGTCAAAGCTCAGCTAGATTCACTATTTGAAAGCAGCCCTCGAAAAATTGAAGGGTTTAAGACTCGAATTTTAAAAATAAGCCTTAGTTTTGGCCTGCAAAGCTGCACGCCGGAATCAATTATTAATGCTGGCCTGCAAGCGGTTACTTTGGATTTACCAATTGAGTTCGGGCAAGGCTATGTTGTTAATTATGGCGGTCAAGCTCAGTTCGATTGTGGATATAAAGGCTGGCAGGTTTTAGCTAAACGTGCAGGGTTATCTGTTTTAGCCGATGTTGTTTATGAGTGTGACGAGTTTAGCCAATCTGGTTTTGGTTTTAACAAAACAATTACATTCAACCCAAATTATGCAGAACGTAAAAGCTCTAATGATGAATGGGCTAAAAAGAATCTTACTGGCGTAATCGTTTCTGTTCTTGAAGATGAGACAGGCAGTGAAGCCTATTCCTTTGTACCAGCAGACTTAATTCATAAAATTGTTGGTGCATCGCCAAGCGCAGGCAAGGTATCTAAGAAGACAGGCCAAAAAACTAGCCCTCATGATAAATGGGCTGAGCAAATGTTTTCAGCTAAGGCGATTAAGCAAGTTGTTTCAAAAATGCCGATTGATATTAGCCGTTCTTCACAACTGGCTCAGGCAATTGAAATGGTTAATCAAACTGAAATGGTCGCTCAAGATAAAGCTAAGGCAGAAGATAATGCATATCCTCAAGCACGATTTGATGAGTATTTCCCTCAATGGCAAGAGCTTGTTATGAGTGGTAAGAAGCCAGCAATGAGCATCATCAGCCAGCTATCAAACAGCTACAAACTAACGGCTCAGCAGCTTGAAAAGTTAATGGATTTGAGAAATGCACAGCCAATAGAGGGAGAGATTCAAAATGCTTAGTGAAGAATTATATTTAGAGCGTTTAGGTAATTTTACTGCAAGCGAAAATCACCGTCTTATGGCTGGCTGGGACAAACCTCAGCCATCTAGAGATTTTGAATACTTCGATAATGTTTACGGTGTTATTAAGCCTCTTTTTGATAAAGGCGAAAGCAAGTTTTTAGTCGGTGACTTATCGAGCAAGTTTAACTTCAAATTAACAGGTGATTTGATTAAAAAAACCTTAGAGGTCATTAAAGGTGAAATACCACCTACAGGCCTAGTGACATATGCCGAAGAAAAAGCGCTTGAGACTTTGTTTGATCTTGATCCATCGCTCAACTTTAGCAATCAGCACACTTTAAACGGTGAAGAAAGAGAGCTTGAGTGTATGCAGCTTTTATCATCTAAAACAGGGCTTGAGTTTCATCACACAGGAGAAGAGCAAATACACATCCATGCTAACGAGGTTGGCTGTACTCCTGATGGCGTTATTTATGATGAACTAGACCTTGTTAGCACCGGCGCAGAGGTTAAGTGTAAAAGCCCTCTAGTTCACGCTAGAAATTTACTTGTAAACAATAGCCAAGATATGAAAGAAGCACTGTTTGAGCATTACGTGCAGGTTCAAACAGCGATGCTGGTTACAGGTTCCGATTATTGGTACTTCGCAAACTACAACCCTTTTGCAAAGAAAGAATCACACAAATTTAAATACATCGTTGTTGATAGAGATATTGAGCTTATAAATATCCTTAAGCAACGAATTGAAATAGCAAAACAAATCAAAGCGGATTTTTTAAGAAAACTTGAAGAGTCAGAGATAAACATTAAACACGATATGGCGGCGTAAAAATGAGCGAATCACAAAGACAAA